CTTCTATTATATGGAAGGCTATTATAAAACGGGGTATCAGTACCGAGTGTAATTTGTGCTACTTTGTCTTGTTCATAGTGTGGCTGTTCATAATTGTTCATTTGTTTTTCCTTATATTAAATGATCCTTTAATGTCATTAATAATATTAAATAGTTTCTTATCGGCTTCTTTATAGAAGTTATAAACAATCTTACGATCTTTAACTTCTTTAGTTGCAATAACACGTTCATCATGTACTTTACCCGTTTTACGAGTATCAATTACACGTTTCACACCGCCGCTTTCCACTACCTTATATTTACCACTTTTTAGATTGGCACGGAATCCACTAATGTTACCTTGCTTTGTCAACTTTGCGTTACTGGTGGGGATGAATCCATCATAGGGAGTATCTTTAACTAATGCACTATACATATAACCAGCATCACGGCGATTATCTTTTAACTGGATAGTAACACTAATACCAGTACTGGTACGTTTAAAGAAGGTCACAAATGCATTATTAGTAAATGGTACTACACCACCTGCTGCACTGGTGTTAATCTCATCCTGAATCTGTTTAGCGGCCTGTTTCATACGTTGCCATACTTCATCACGGAATTGATTGTAGTAGTTCTTACTTTCATCATTAATGTACTTTTTAGCACCTTGTATATTTTCAACTTTAAAATTAACTTTATTTTTCATGATAATTCCTCTATCAAGTATTGTAATGTTTTGAATAGTTTACGCCCATCTTTAGGTAGTCTCGTTTTACTCATTACCGCTTTGTTTAAATTGTCTGGTTTAAGTCCAAAAATGTATATTAATGCACTTTCTATTATTGCTGCTTCGTTAGTAGTTTCAAAACACCATAATATATATTTTTCATACTCGACACCGCAATCAATCATATCATTTACTGTCTTAGATGAGGATGTATAGGATCTCCAATCACTTTCTTTAGTACTGTTTTTGATTTTCTTAATATCTTTTAAATTCTTATATATATTTTTCATTCCGCAAATATGACTCACCTGTTTCAAAACGAATGATATATACAAATGAATTATAATCACCAGATACTACATCTGATTCTTCCCATGTATCGGGGTTATTAAATTGCCATTCTTTCATGATAAATATCCTTATAATTAATTAACATTCAAAGGTATTTATTATGACATTAGAACAAAAACTAAAAGATTATGAAGGTAGTTTAAAGTATCAATCACATATTGGTACATTCCGCTATGGTCGTTTCCACGTATACAAAGACCATCTAGGTTATCCCACAATTGGTTATGGTCACTTACTCAAAAGTGGTGAATCTTTCCCCAATGGTATTGATGAACTACAGGCTGAAAAGTTATTACAGGCAGATATTGCCATTGCACAAAAAGGCGTAAAATCACTTAAGATTGATCTCCCGTCTGATTGGAATGAATTTCTAATCATTATGGTATTCCAACTTGGATTAGCAGGCGTTAAGAAGTTTAAGAAGATGCTCAAAGCACTTGAAGATAAGAATTACTCTGAAGCGATTAAACAGTGTAAAGATAGTTTATGGTATAGCCAGACACCTAATCGTGTAGATGCAATGATTAAAGATTTAAAAAACAAATAAAAAAGAAAGGGAAGCCAACAATGGTTTCCCTTTTTTATTATTTTGATACTACATTTAGAACACGCTTTAAATCTGACTTGATATCTGTTAATTCATTATGAATTCTCATCAACTCATTTACATCATCTTCTAACATTTCTGTACGTGCTTCTAATGCTTCTAACTTCACTTCTAACTGCTTGATACGACTTTCTAGCTGTACCGCTTCTCGTCGTTTAATTACGGCATAACGCACCATAAAAGTAAACAACGTAGCGAATATACCGACTAATGTCAGATCCATACACACATCCTTATTTAATTTATTATAATAATATGCGGTAAAATATCACCGCATTATTATTTAGGAAACTGAGAATGTGCCAGTACCGCGAGTAATTAGCATAACTGGTGCACGTACTTCATATTTTGACAATAAACTACCTAAAGTAACTGTTACTTTCGCCGCTACACTGTTAGCTGTAACACCCTTAAATGTAAACATATCAAAGAATTCTAGTGCTGTATTTGAAGAGTTATAGTAGTTACGTGTAATAGTTTGTCCATTACATACAACTGTAACTGTTGCAATTTTAACACTGGTAGAAGTCTGGAATGATACAAAGCCAGATAAAAACAATGAAACAGTTTTATTATTGGTTAAGCTACCAGCATCTTTATAAGTGATGGTCTGTGTACCCGTCCAGTTATTCACAGCTGTAGAACCAGACCATGCATTACCTGTACCCATGTTTACTACGTCACCAATGAAGCTAGAAGCCTCTACAGTACCTTTAAACGAACCACTTGATGCATAGACAGCACCACGTACTGTAACGTTGTTAAACTGTGCTGTACCTGCCTTATTGATCTGCCATCCAGCACTACCACTAACAAAGTTTGTACTCTGGATAGTGTTAGCTATTTTAGCAGTGGTGATCTGTGCATCACCAATCTTTGCAGTGGTAATAGTTGCATCTGCTATTTTTGCTGCGTTAACAGCAAGATTTGCTATTTTAGCGTTAGTCACTGCAAGATCTGCAATATAGGCTGTACCTATTGATGCGTTCTGAATCATCGCCGTTTTCAAATATGTAGTACCGTTAACAATAGTAAATGGTGCACTACCACCAGTACTAGCAGTATCAGTACCCGCGATCACGAATTTATTAGCTGCAAAATAAATCGCACTGTTATTATTCGTACCACCAGCAATTAATTTAAACCCAGCTACAGTACCGTTAGCATTGACAGACAATGTATAAGATGCGTTAACTTCAGTTTTAGTAGCAAGTGTAGTCATCTGTTGGTTAACGCTTGCAAAACTACTATCAGTACTAGATTTTAGCTGATTAATTGCCGTAGTTTGTGCTGCGTCATTATCTGCTACTGTCTGTGTAAGAGTTGTAATATTTGCTTTGTTACCATTTGCTGTACTTTCTACTGCTGTTATTTTCTGTGATAGTGATTGATCGAGATTAGCTATTTGAGTACTCATTGTAACTTCACTAGCTGCAATCTTATCATCTAAACGTTCTTCTGCTGCTTCAATTTTAGTATTGGCATTATTATTAGCTGTATCAATTGCATTCGTTAATGTATTACTTAGACGATCATCTAGGTCTAGAATACTATTAATTTCATTTGCATCTTCTTCGGTAAACACATACTTACTATTAAGTGATACAGTAAACTCTGGACAATAATTAATATTATCTACACCGAAAATATCATAGAATCCAACTTTAACTTGATATTCGCCATCAGCTAATGCAAAGCTATCAAATTCTGGTTTATTAGAAATGAAAGTTTGATTATTAACCGGACTTGTAACCTGAATAACTGCACCTGCATAATCACGTTCGGTAGATTGTTTCCACGAAACGAAGATATTACCAAAACCACCTGTAGCACCTACGTTTTCTGGCATACGACATTGCTTGTTCTCAACTGTTATTTTAACTTCTTCAGATAATGTACCACTGGTAAAGCCTTGAGCAATTACACCAATTGTAGGTTTACGAATCTTAGTTTCATTAATTGCAAATGAGTAATTAAATGAAGTATCTTGTGTATAGTAAGTTTTAACTAATGTAGTGTCATCATACACATTAACAATATATGTTTTAAAGTAATCGCGGAATGGTCTACCCTTAACTACTAGATTCTTCTGGTTATCCCATGCAATATTAAAATCACCACTATCTGTTTCATAAAGTCCTGCTGTCGCATTAGTTAGACGTAAACCAGTAATTGCAGGTAATGCAAAGTTATACCCCGGGGTTAAACCGTTTTCAGTTACTTTAGTACTGACAAATCCCAAGTTATTATATGCAGCTACACCGAAATCATAAGTTTGATTTGGATCTAAACTATATAGTTGGTAGTTAGTTTGACCTACAGGTACTTGCCCTGCCATTGTCCAGTTTGTAGTACCAGTTTTGCGATAGTACACATAATAACCACGCAAATATGGATCTGGTGAAGCGGTCCATGACATTTCTACTACGTTACCACTAGTGATATTGCCTAAGCGGTTAATTACTAGATTTGAAGGTGGCTTAACACCAAGTACATTAAGAATACTACCATCTGGTGTCCATACACCGCGGATCTTTACCATCATATACGCCATCATTTGTAGTAGCTGCCGTAATAGTAATTAGACCTAGTGAATCTTGCGATGTACTAATTTCTTTAGAAACGATTCTGTACTTATCATTGATATTTGGTTCATCAAGTACAATAGTAATACAATCGAATACTTTTAAATCCCATGCTTCGGAAGTAGTGAAAGTTACTGTATTAGTACCGTAACGCATTTTAAGTAATTCGCGGTTGGCAAATGTTGCTAATTGCTCTTTGCTATAAATCCATCCGAAATCTAGTGATTTAGTAATAACACGTCCATCTGCTGCAATAACTGCATTGTTTGTAATATCTGAAGGGAAACGTACTACATCTTCGCCATAGTTATTACCTACTGCCGTATATTTTGCATCGATGGTATTACAGTAATCGTTAGAACCACTTGAAGTAATTTTAACATCACCAATAATATTGGTTTCATTGAATGTATATAATGAAAGTGATTTACGTTCGGCCCCACAATAAATTTTACCAGCATGAATATATAGATAACCACCAAAGGTTTGCATGATTGCTTCGATAGTTTGTTTATATGTATCATTATAAGACATATTACCATTACTATAATATTCCATATCTTTACAGTACTGTGCTGTTGTACGGAAGCTATCGAGATCAATTAATGCAGGATCTAAACCCATACCCCAAATTGTATTAGTTAGCACTTCATAAATTTGTGAAGGTGGGTTAGATGAACACTTCATAGATAGATCTGCCAAATCACGAATGATTAGACCTTTCATTTCTGTCTTCAGTACGTAGTTGTCATTAATTAGGATACTATCTTCTAAACTTTCTTGAGTTTTCTTAATTACACAAGAAATAGAAACTACACCATTACCTTTAAAATTATTATTCCAGCGAGATCCGCCATACTGTAATGGAAGTGATTTAGAACCACTGTATGTACCACCAAAACGTACTTCTAATTGTAGGTATGGCTGATATTTAGATTTAATCATCCAGTTTTCAACTTTACCATCTGCCGTAATTGGTACGTTTAGGATTGGTTCATCGTCAATATATAATTGTTCAATATATTTTTCTGTACCACCCATTGCAATTAGATGTTCGGTGAATAGATACTGACTATTATCATCCTTGATATTCCACCACGGAATGATACTACCACACATCATAAATGAACCACTATTTGAACTATCTTTATGTGGTAGTTCACCGTCCTAATAGAACTGGAATACCGCTTACTGGCGATGTACTTCTACTTATACTAGTAGCTGCATCATCATAACCAGTTACCCCAAGTGCCGTTAATTGACTTGATGCAATGAAAGTAAGTGCACCCGCTGCTGCACCCCATGCTGCCGCTACATATAAACTTGCCCCACCAGTCCAAGCTGCCGCAAATACAGCTACCGCCGTTATAATCGCACTAAAAAAACCGCCGCCTTTGCCGCCCATTATGATTTCCTCACTCTATAGTATTTTCCATCTTTATATGGAATTAAATTAAACTTTGTATGATCTTCATCTACACCTAGTAGACGGTCGCTAAACACTACACCCATTAGTAAGGGATTTTCTTCATCTAGCCAAATATCGCCATCAATAATAAATTCTACTTCATCGGCATATTCTAAAATAATTTCTTGTGTACTGTTATATCCTAAATCTTTGAGTTGTTTATAACCTTCTAGTACTGTACTGTATTGAGCAACATTAGCCCAATCAGTACCAGCACGTAGATCTAAAACTCTTAAACACAGGATATTGCAATCATTGCTACCCATCTCATATGGCGTATTCAATGCAGTACTGCAAATATCGTATAAATCCATATTATTTCCTTATTTGTATTTCCACGTTTGACCACTATTAACTACACCAAGTAATGATACATATGCATCACCAGGGTAATAACTCTGATATACGGCATTAGCTGCAATAGTACGTGTCTGTAGATCTAATTGTTTATATACACTATTTACATTTACTGTCATTTCGTTTTTCTGGTCCATTGGGTTAATTGTAGTTTCACAATAATCAATGAATCCACTGTACATCAAATCATTTAGCAGTACTGCACCAGTTGCCGGATTAAGAATGGTCACATAGATATTTACCTTTGCATCTTTGAATGCACCACCCATTGCTAAAATATACATGGACTGATTTACATTACTTACTTTAAATGTAACAGAAGTATTTGCAATTTGTTTTTCTTCACTGAATGAAGGTAGTGAGTCAGTAACTAGGTCGGGGAATGCAACATAATTCTTACCAGCTATATTAAGGTCAATTAGTCCATCATTGAAAGAGATAGGATCAATCGAAGTTGGTAGAACATCAAAACAACGTACATGTACACCAATTGAGAATAGATCGGTAACTGTCAATTTAGTCTTAGATGTACCACGGCATAGATTAAAGTAATCAACTAAATCTTTATTTGATAGAATATCATCGGTGATCATCTTACTACCTCTTTGCACTTAAATTGTACTTTCATGATATTAGTACTGGTAATTTGATATTCATTATCTGGTAGTAGTGTTCCTTCGATTAACAATGCATTGTACTGTACAGCTTCATTGGCTTGAATATTTGCCTGTAATGCAGGGAAGATAGAAACGTTAGTACCGTCATTTGCAATTACCTTGTATAGTTTCTTATGATTGCGGAATTGAATCAAAGAACCTATTTCTAATTTATTAGTTGCCGTAGTTTGAAATTTGTAGATACCACGGGATACTGCTGTCTTAACAGCCAGTGCACCAGTTTGTTTACCTCTGTACTGTGATAGATGGCCCATTGACATTTCAAAGGCTTTACCTTGTTGATATTGTGCAACGAATGATTGTACTTCTAGTAAATCGGATGGATTGAAATTTAGTGCAAATTGATATTCGAACCATTGTACACCTGTACTACGCTGAATGAGTGCACCAGTCCAAGTAGTATTTGAATATTGTGGTGCTTTGTCGATTAAAGTAAAATCTGATACTTTAATACCTGTTGAAAATGTAATAGCCATAAAATAACCTCTTATAAGTTTAAAGTATTTATTAGTAATAAAGGCCACCATAAGGCAGCCTTTATAATTAAGATGTACGTTTTTGTGCGTCTCTAACAGCCTGATTGACACTTTGACTGTGTTTCTTGAGCATTTCTTGAAACTTCTTATCATCACCAGATACATCACCTTGTACGATTAGTGGGGCGTTAACTGTGATATCACCACCGCCAGTACTGGATGAATCTTGATTGTCTAGGAATTGTTGCAACTGCTTATTCTGACCACGGGATACTACACGTTCACCAGCTTGTAGAATCCATGTACTATCCTTGCCTAATGATCCTGGAACTTCTTCGATTCCACTGTGGGCTTGTCCTTGAATGTTTGTACCTTTGGCAGTACTGACAAGTTGTGCACCCATAGAAAGAATTTGAGCATATGCCGCGATACTTGCAGGGAATGGAGTAGCTAGAGCTTGTGATAGTGCTACTTGCATATTCATCATGATTTGGGCCATTGCAATACCTTTCTGTACTGCAAAAGCTGCTTTAGAAGCTGCATTACTTTCACCTAGAACACCCGAAAGAATACTACCAACATCACCAGCCATACCACCAATCATTGTTAGTTTTGCTTGTGTGTTCTGTTGCATTAATGCCATTTCTGCCGTATTAAATTGGGCTTCAATTGCAGCTTGACGTTTTACGCGTTCTTCGGTGCTTTGTACTAATGCATCATTTAATTCTAGTTCTAGTTTCTTGCGTTGCTCTAATTCCTGTCTAAGTTGTTCGGTTTTATCTACCATAAATGGATTAGCACTGAATCCTAAACGGTCATCTTGAGCATTTTGTAAGAAAGTGCTTTGATCCTGATTAAGACTACCAAAATCACCAATAGCACCAGTGACATCTTTTAAATCTTTATTTGGATCTTCATAACCAATAGCTGAATTATACATTTCACCACGGATACGATTAGCAGTAGCTTCAGCTTCTTTCACTTTAGCATTAATTTCATCAACTGATTTACCAAGTGCTTTACCGCTTTCTTGAATAGATTTCTTCAATTCTGCCATCTGGCGATCATGTTGTTTGATGCGATAATCGGCAGTACTGGAAGCTAATTCACTCATTGATTTTTCCCATTTTTCCTGGGCTTTCAATAGTTCATCATTATGTTTCTTCGCTGCTGCTTCTGCTTTTCGGGCGGCTGATTCTGCATCTTTATTGCGTTTATTTGATGCCGTAGTAGTTGACTTATTAATCTGTTCTAAACGCTCTTTGTAACCTTCGTCTAATTGTTTATATGCCTCTGCCTGTTTAGACTTATCACCACCATATGCAGTATCAAGTGATTTACCAATTTCAGATTTTAATTGTTCATATTGAGATTTAGCTAATGCGGTTTCATTAATAATCTTCTGTTTCTCACTTTGGAATTGAAGTAAGCCTTTATTCAAAACTTCCTGAGATGAACCATCTGGAATAACTGGTTTAGTTGCTTCTGGTTTAGTTGTTTTCTTGTTAGGGTCCATATTAGCATCATAGAACGCCTGATCATCTGCCGATAGTGTTTTACCACTATTCATTTTTGCATTGATAATACGTCGTCTATGTGAATCTCTAATATTCTCTGCTTTACCTGGAACGTTTAATAGATTTGGTGTATCTGGTTGAATTGAGTTGATTTCGTTAATAGTTTTTAGAATACCTGTTAGTGATGCGGCTATTGGTGCTAATTGGTTATTCTTCCATTTTTCCCAAGCTGAGGCCATCTCATCAGTTTCTTTTTTATAACGTCTGAATGCATCACTTTGTTCATCAGTTAATTCTACTACCTGCTTACCGAGTTTATTTTGGTATTCCTGTTCACTATTAAAATCTTTCAGTACTGTTAAACGTTTAGTTGCGTCGTTCCCCATCGTTTCAAACATGTTAACAATTTGGGATGTACTTAAACCTTGTGCCTTTGCTGCGAAGTATATTTTTGCATATACATCTTCACCTGCATCTGCCATTTTTTGTAATTCGAATATATTCAATTTCAATGGTTGAATAACATCAGTGAACATCGAACCAGCCTGATTAGTTAATGCATCTCCTAAGCGATCCTTTATATCTTTTCCGTTGGTCGGCTATTTGTTCCATTGTCAAACCAACTGACTGATACATCTTAGCCATTTGTTGTACTTGCTTAATTGACATTTGACTTAGTGAAGAGGCTTGGAAAACATCAAATGCTTTTGCGGACGCGGATGATAGACTATTCATAACCGTAACCAAACCACCAATAGCAACAGTGGCGGCACCAATTGGTGAGGCAAGTCTACCTACACCACCTGCAAAACTATTAAGTGGGCCGGAAGCCATCCCGCCAGCCTGCTTACCAAAACTTTCAAGTTTACTTTGGGCTTCGTTTACACCTTTAGTAAATCCAGTAGTATCGGCATCTAAAGTAACTCCTATAGAATTCTTTTTATTTCTTGCCATTTTTTTGCTTTTCCTTGTCTTTTAGAACCTGCTGTTTAATCATTTCACCCATTCGTTTAACGGATTCTTTATGATTTAACATTTCTTGTTCTTTTCGTTTCTCTACTTTTTCCCTAGCAGTTAACGAATCATCACCGATAATATCAAGAAAATCCCAATCACTAAGCTTTGCTTTATTGCGACCTTCCTTAGATATACTCTGAGATGTCAAAAGTAAAGTGTGGCAAAGGTTGGCATATTTGATCATTTCAATTCTAGCACCGTTAGGCTCAATCAAAGTATCATATACTAACAATGCTTCGAATAAGTCGGGATCTATATTATTAATATCATCGAGGGATAACCCGCGTTTATGTATCATTTTCAGAGTAAAACGCAGGTGATGATCCGTTCTTATTTTTTTTCAGTACTGTCTATTGCATCATCTACAGTAATTAATCCTAGAACCTTCATATAAATTTGTTCGGCAAACAATTTATCAATATCATTAACATCAATAAGATCAATTAGACCTGAATCAGAGAATACGGGATTACCATTTTCATCTTTGACACAATGTACTAATACTTTCTCGATAGATGTACATTCGGGGGTAGCCTTTAGGGTAGGTCTGTGTATATATAGTTCTACTCCTTCAACTTCAATTTTTACTAGTTTAGGACTGAGTGCCTTACGTAACATATCAATATTCATTTGATTAATTCCTTATAGTGAAACGGGGGAATAGATCCCCCTAAGTAAAAGTATTTATAATTATTCTACTAGACCAGTAGCTATTGGACCACCATCTACAGCGAGAACGAATTCACGGGTAACTACTGCATCTTTATCGCCACCAGTGGTAGAAGAAGAAATAAATGCATTATAGATAGCATAATAACCTTCTGTGTGCGTACCGTCGGTGTAATAAGTGATCTTGTACTGAGCACGTTTTTGATCTTCGGCTAGTTGCAAGAGCTTGATATGGGTAAGATTGTCCAGGAGATAGTTCACGGTTAGTGGAATATCACCTACAGATTTAGTGCCAAGGATTTTTCGATTATACACACTGTTAAATGTCACAACGTCCACCACGACGCTTTCTGCACCCATAGTTGGGAATGCACCTAGTTCTGGGATAATTTCAAAATCAGTTGCAGGAGTGGTAGAACCTGCGGTATATGTGCCAACTTCAACGGTAACGTTGGCCCCGTGCAAATATATCAAATGCCATTTTTATTTCCTTATATAGATTTAAGTTATTAAGTAAACGGGTACGTATACATCATGTACCCGTGTATATTTATTTATTGATTTGGTAATAGACTTTGTACAACTGCTATTAATTCATCAATTTGTCTCTGTTGATCTTCCAACTTAGTATTTAGTACTGATACTTCTTCTTCTAAAGCTGCATTTTTATCCGCAAGAAGTTTAATAGAAATAACACTATCCATCATAATGACGTTATTATCAAGTACACAACGTTCACGTTTAACTGGATTACCTTCTTTATCAAAATCACCAGTTTCTTCGAATGTATGCTTAACATATTGATTATCGATTTCTTCAATTTGTTGTGCAATAACACCACGACGAACACGAGACTGATTATCTTCATTATAGATAAATGTTACCGGATTAAACTGGCGAATATTATTTAAAGATATTTCACCATCAAAATCTTTAACATCATGTTTATAGTTAATGTCAGATGTTCCACTTAATGCAAGTGTACCCGCCGCTGTAGGAAAGTTAATGATCCATTGTCCAGTACTGTTAGCATTATTACGACGTGCTACATATAATGCACCATCGGGAGATACTTCAAATACGTTACGTGTACCAACTGTCGCATCACCTTTAGCAGTAGTAGTCATTGATAAACTGGTATATGTATCACGAGTGATATCAATATTACCTGTACAATCAATACCACTATCAGATTTAATACGATAATTGAAAGTTGGTGTACCTGTAAATGTTACATTGGGACTGAATGTTAGTAGATTAGTTGTTCTGGTATATTCAAAAACACGACCAGCACCAGTATTATCTAAATTCAAACGGAAGTTGCCACCATCAGCTACAAAAAGATATTTAGAATCTAAATCTTCTTCGGTAAATTGTAAGGTTGGATTACTTGAACTAATATTAAATGGTTTAGCTGCACTATTAGAAATTTTACCAGTAAATGAAGTAGTTTCAGTAAAATCATTAACACCGTTAGTAACGGCAACTCTATACCACGGAACATCATCATTTGTTGCTTGTGCTGTAGTTGTAGTATTAAAACGACTACACAAACGACCAGCATTATCTACCCAAATTTGGGCCATACGTGCAACACCGTATGAACTTTGAATACCAGCACCATTTGAAGGTGTCCAACCATTTGACGCATTTGAATCACTGATAAACTGGCATGAGCTATCAGTAGGATAAATTGTAGTATTATTACTTCCTAATCCATAATCACCAGGATTTAATAGTTTAATCCAGTTACCATGCGTACCACCCTCAATACTGCGAGTATATGTTTTACCATTACGACCTGCAATTTGGAATCCGTAATTACCACTAAAGCCTACATGAATACCACCATAAACCATACTATTTTCTGCATCTGGGCCATTTACTGAACCAGCAATAAAGCGTGAACGGTTAATAATACCTGTTTGTGCACCCCAATCATTACCAGTACCAGTTACATAACCTTGTGGTGCACTAAATGTACCGTCGCGGTTAAAGTTGTAGAATTGTGTATCAGTTGCACCGTTTACTGCACGGTTAATAATTTGTACAGTACCAGCATTATCCGATCTAAATTCTGCCTGACCTACTACATCACTAGTTACAGGATCTAAAGATTGTGATGTAATAGTTGCACCGATTGAGCTTGCACCACGAGCAAACATACCACTACCAGTAGTAGTTAGACCATTAAAGGTTACAGCCTGACCAGTACCCAATCCTAAATTAGTACGTGCATCTGCTACATTGCGTGCACCGTGTACCGCCCTGTGGGATATCCAATGGTTTCCAAGTGGAAGTAGTACCATCATATACACCCCATGCACGCGTACCTGCATTACCTACTTCAAAATAAGTCTTTCCGTCACCAGCATATAGGCGAGTTTGATCACCAGTAATTTGTACTAAACGATCAATCTGTAAATTAGTTTTCGCACCAGCTACTGTATTACTTCCAGTACCGCCATTACCTAAACCAATAATTGATTGAGATGTAAAGTCTTCTACCCAATTAGACCATGTACCACTTGTCAAAGTACGAGTCCATGCACGAGGTGTATTAAATGCACGATATACCTGTACACACCCATCAATAGATCCTGCTGCCGTCTGGAATACCTGCAAACAACCAGCCTGATTAGTTGGGTAATTCTTTGCTGTAGTTGCCTGTGCTGAATATACTTGAAAATACAAACCACTTTGTAGACCTGTAATATCATTTAGATTAGTTTCAGTACCGATAGAGTTTCGGTTCTCATAAAATGCAGAAATGTTTTTACGTGCACCTTCGCTATTTGTTGCACCGTGTGCCACCTTCACTAATTGCAAGAGCAGATGTTAATACAAGTGCTGGTAGTCTTACATTCTTACGTGCACTGTCATAATCAAAAACGTTCGGACCACCTGTATTAGTTTCATGAATACGGAATGATGTTTTGTCATTAACCATTACATACTGTGTACTACCTGCATCTGTTTCGGCAAACATAATAGTTGGGTTTGCACTTTCAATTTTAAGTGGTGTAGCTGCTGTACTCTTAAAGTTTGCATATAAGAAATTTTGAGTACCGGACCATGTACCATTACTGTTAAAGGTTACAACTGTATTCCCTGCTGTACCAGTGTTTAGAATTGCCGAATTACCCAAACCTAAGTTAGTACGTGATACTGCTTTATCAGTAAGATCACTTAGATTATTTGATTGACGTAGATAACGAAGATCACCAGCTTCTTTACTGTATACATTAAGGTTAGTTTGTGCTGCTGCTTTATCAGTCAAATCCGATAGGTTATCTGCTGCATTTAGATATCGACTATCCATTTCATTACCAGTATAGATACGTTGCCATCCTGAAGTCTGATTCTGTGCGTATAGGCGTAGTTCACCTGTTTCTGTCATTAGTAGTTTTGATGTATTACCTGCATCTACTAAACCAATACCATATATATCTACCCCTGCTGGGTTACCAGTACTGGAAGCTAGCATTTTAATAAAGCTATTACCACCTGGATTGGTTGCCGAATATTGGGGGAAGTCAGTACTACCATCACTACCTACACCATAATCCCCACGATATAATACATTTGGAGAAGTACGGGAACCAACTGCTACAATAGCTTGTGGAATGAATTGATATGAAGCAGTTACTACTGCATCTTTATCACCACTAATATTACGTGATGCCAATGTACCATTTAGAATAACGATTTCAATATTACCACCTTCATCAACGTAGTGTACTGTAATCTGGAATTCTTCTTGAGTATCAACTTTATTATCTAAGAATTGATGTGATTTTGAATCAGGTAGATAATTAACAGTAATATCTACGGGATCAATAGTAATCTGACCAGCCATTGATTCACTATATTCATTATCATATACTTCAATTTTTGATACGTCATTACTAGTACTGAAAGTAGGGAAAGATGCTAATTCATCGATTTCAACGTTTCCGGTTGAAGCGGTTGCAGTATTAGATGTATCGCTGTTATAAAACACGCGTACATTATTACCACTAAAAATATCATATGCCATAATAAAATCCTTATTGTCGTTTTTCTATTGCTTCAATATTTAGTCTAAACAATAAGGTACTAACACCGCCCATTGTTTTATCTTCATTAGAAGATGCATTTTCATAATTAACCCATAGAACGTTAATACCTGCATCTTTGAATATTGGCGAATATGTATTTTGAAATTGTGTTACAACTTCATCATATCCAATAGTTGCCGTAGTGCCAGGTGGGGGAACCATTAGAAAATCGATAGTGAAGTTACCACGTAAACGAGAATTACCACTATAATTAGCACTTTCTAGATTATAGACAAAAGACACCATTTGAAAAATACTACTACCTACGCCTACAGTTTTACGATCTGTAACAGGACTAATATCATTAATAACTTTCAGTACTGATTTCTTTACTTGTTCTATGAGTTTCATAATTAATATTCCTTTCTGAAGTAGTAGTTGACCATACCCGATAAATCATCTTCGATGTTATAAACTACATACAAATTATAAAGTAGTGGTAGTACCGTTGCTTCTGGATCATCCAGTACTAAGAATATATGCGAGCCTATGATTATATTTGGATCACGCCTTGCGGTAAAATATAATTCGAAGCCGTTCAACTAATCCATCAGACGATTCAACGACAACGGGGCGACGCTCGACTATAGCATCAAACGTCACCCCGCCTTCTAAAATTATACTTTGACCGAAAGCATCCAAAAAAACCTGTGATTGGTTAATAGTGAATGCTCTCATAGTTTATTACGCCTTAATAGATAGTTGGACTACTGCTTCTGGGTGAGTTTGAACACAATCCAGATAGTGATAATTCCTAATTACTACGCCTAAACTAGAACGATATGTCGTATCATCATAATCTACAGAAGATCCTACCCAATTTGCGATAGTAACAAAGCTAAAATCACCCATTAGGATAGTATCATCAGCTACCATAGTGGATACGTGCAATGGCATTTCATCTAGCAACCATTGAGTATCAGCAAAACGCATACCTTCAGCTAGTGCAATTCCGGCTACTATTTGAGAGGAAAGGCGTCTGACGCAATTTAGCGTAGGTTACTGGACTAACGATAGCGATACAATCACGGGATTTAACGTTAGCAGTTAGTAGTTTTGCAAATGCTGCTTCGATATCGGAATCTGCGATAACACCGGAAGCTGCGGTTTCTACTTTAGTAGCTTGTGCTTCAACAACGTCAACTACTGCTTTTTCTAGAGAAACAGCTACGTTTTCTAGTAGAACATCGGTGATGTAACGTTCGATATTAGGACTAGATAGGATTAGGCTACGGGTTAGTGGAATTGAACCAGCAAATAGTTTTGGACGCATAACGATTTGATCGAAAGATGCAACGGATTCTTCAATCGCTTGACCTTCTTCATAGAATTTGAAGGATGCTTTAGAAGCGATACCAGTTAGACGTGGAATAGTAAATTCACGGTTATTCATACCAGAATAAACTTTAACACCCATACGACCTAGGATTGAATCTGGAAGTAGTGGTTGGATAAAATCATCTGCATAGTTAGTTTGAATTGCACCTGCTGCGGTAACAGTAGTGGTATTTGCACGAGCTTGTGCTAGTTCACCAGCTTGTAGGGTAAAACCACGTTGACCTTGTTCTAGATTTTCTAGAGCGGATTTATCACCTTTAATTGCTTTAGCTAGTGCTTCGATAGTACGGACTTGTTGAGTCATTTTGTCTTCCTTAATATTAAGTTTATTATGCTTTTGTGTCTCGATTTCACGTTTAAAATCTTCGACGCTTACGTTATTATTTATTGCTTCAGTACTGTCAATATTAAAAACTTTAGCAATACTTTCAATTTCACGAATACGGGATTGATTCAATTCTTCAGCTTTAGCATCTTCAATTGCTTTCAATTCTGCATTAATGTTATTTAGTTCTTTTTCAACTTCCATTTTACGACGAGCTTTATCAAGTGAGCGTTTAGCTTCTTCTAGTTCGCGTTCTTCTGGTAGTTCTTCTTTTTCTTCATCTTCTTTAGATTCAGATTCAATTTCACGCACTTCTGTTTCTTCAACTTCAACCGCTTTTTCTTCGGTTTCTACTGCTTCAACTTCTTCGCGTTCAACTTTATTTTCTTCGTCCATGACAATTTCCTTAAGTTGTTCACTATTTTTATTTATGCTTCGACCAACACCTACTTTATTGTCGGCAGGACAACTAACCATACTTAATTCATATGGTTCGATCTTAGTTACCATTAGATTATTACCTTCAAAATAATAATCACGAATGTTATAACCGAAAGATACTTTAGTTAGTACGCCTTCTTTTACTTGTTGATACTTCTGATCTGCAAATCCAGTAGCACTAAAACGGACGCTTGCACGTCCTACGCGGTCTGAATCAATTCGAGCATTCTCGACTACACCGATTAACCAATCCATATTGTGATTATATAGGAGTGGTGCACCTGTATTTAGTCGAGTAAGGTCTACGCTATCAGGAGTAGTAACAAGAATTTCATTGTAGATTTGTCCGTTGATTTCACGTTCTACGGGTTGCTCTGACATAAAGGCAATTTCTACTACGCGTGAATCATCATCGATAGAATTAGTAATACTTTGAATATTAATTTCACGCGTCTGTTTCATCGCTTCCAGTTTGATTTGATTGCTCATCTATATTTACTTCCTTGTTTTGTTGTTTTTCCTTTTCAACTTGTAATAACACTACAGCCGGGTCACGACCGCTTTCGGCAATAATTTCCGCCTTGCTCTTAATACCGTTTTGTAGCATTAGAATTTCATATTGGGCATCTTTCAATGGGTCCAAACTAATTTTGCGTTGACTATAAATCTGTACTGATAATAGTTTGTCAAAATCACTAAAACGTAACCCTAATGAATCACTATTATTTAGTAATTCTAAACGCATCCATAACTTATAAAGTGGTTTTAATACTTTTACTTTTAGTTGGTTAGTACGTACTTGAAATGTATTTTGCTGGATTTTCTCACTCAAACGAGCGGCACTATAGGAAGCATTAGATGTATCACCTGTTAAAGTTTGCTTAGTAATACCTAATCCCATACTAATTAATGTCATTTGTTGATCTACATATTCACTAATACCATCTGTTGCAGCACTAGGTTTTAGGTCTTTTACACGTTGACCTGGTTGTAGTTCGACAATTGCACCAGGTTCCATTACTTCGGTTTCGAAGAATTGAGTACCGGGAGTTGCATTAATATCGGTATCATCACTATTAGATACGTCATTTTCGATAAAGCCCATGAACGCCGAACCAATTTTCTTAGTAACTAATGAAGCCTCTAGGAAACTATCCAATTCTTTAAGCAAATCTTTAGTATGGATAATATCAGGTAGACCACGTTGCTGATTTGCAAACTGTGGTACGAAATAATGCAGTACTTCATCTGCTGGTACACGCTCTGGTAGTGCATAATCGTAAGTATAGTTTAATGGATTCTTATGCATGAAATAATATGCAATCGGTTTACCAAATTGATTAAATTCGATACCGATTACTAACATAACGACCATCATCAAAGAATTGATTATTATTAACTGGTACACGTACTGCTTCAATTAGTTCAATACGTAGTTGACCATTGATAGTATGAATACGTACAAAGGCTTCACCATTGATTGAGCGTTCTAATTCAAGTAAATTTTGGAAAGTACTGAAATCTAGTTCACCACGTACATCAAATAATTCGGGATTTTCAGACCATGCATAAAAACGTTCTTCAATTTTTTGTGACATATCAATATTATCTTGCTCATTATCAAATAGATGTAAGTCTGGACGTAGATATAGACCTTCACTACCTGCTACGGCATTGGCACTTTCGGTAAAATACTTTTTAGCAATTGGGTTATTAAGTGCTAAATCACGACTTTCGATCATCAGTGCTGGAAGCTGTTGGTTAATTACGGCATTAATATCTAAACCAGTATAGGATGCACCTAGACCTAAAGCACTACGTACTGCACTACTAGTACGGATAGCATTTAGTTCACGCTTCATAGTACCATTATTAATCAACTTATCACGTACCTGTACTGGTTTAGGAGGCTGTACTTTAATGGCAACTTCTTTATTTTTCTTAAATGGATTCCACATTATTTTCTACCTCGATTAAAAAAAGTTACAGACTTAATTGGATTATCCGGCGTTGCATTCTTCATTTTTGCTAGTTCGGCATTTGCACGTTTAATATAATTTGCACGCATTGCATATAACTGTGCAAGTGTTTCACTCATTAGTGATTTATTATTAATCGAAGTCTGATATACACCACCATTCTGTAGACGGGCATCAATAACATTATCAATATCTTTAATAATACCAATAATCTGGTTATAAGTACTCGCTGCTTCTAGTGGATCAATCACATTAAACTGTTTAACACTACGTGTCTTATCTGTAATAATAACTGTATACATTCCTTGAGGCCAGCTAGAAGTATCAATAGGTGAGTAAGGGGACGAATAATTATATTTGTTGCCCTTACTACTAATGATTTCAATAGATGAACCGTCACCGAAAGTAGGTACAATATTATCACCAATGTAGATATCTTGTGAAAAATCTACTTTGTTCTCTATTGTCATATATATTTCCTTAACGTTTGAAATAGTTCTTACCAGTACTCTTAGTTTGAGCAAAACCAAACTTTTTACGTCTCTGTACTGGTTGTTCTATATATTTATCTTCATCTATATTTACTTCTGAAGTATCTATATCTTTTTTATCTTCAATCTTTTTACGTTGGTTGGCATCATATATACGTAGTTCGGCAAATGGATTATTACCCAATGTACTTAAACGCCACTCGATGGCTACTAAAGCATATGCAAGGCAGTCTAACATTTCGTTACGGTCTAGATTGCTCTTGCTCTTTTTCTCCCATACATAACGACCACCTTTGAATACTCGTTTTTCACTGGTCAACTGAATGAAATAATCGTCGGGAAGATTACCACTGAAATAGATATTAGTACCGAATGTTCCAGCTTCATCATGTATTGCTTGTTGTACTAACTTCATAATTGTATTTTTACTTTCACAACTATTAAGTATGATTAACTCTTTACCACCAGCTTTACTTTTCTTGAATAATTCCTGTGTACCATTACCTTTAATTGGTCTTAGTAGTTTCTCGCCATATGCATTGTACTTATTACAGATACGATAGATTGTATGTGTAGCGTTACCGTTACCTGAGTCTATGAAGTTACCAAAATTACGTAATGGCTTACCTGATACAGTCTTGAATGGATACTTTAGATAACGTGCCAATTCTTCATATGCTGGTGATTCTACTTTAGTAGTATCTACGGCACTGAATATACGATGATCTAATACATAAACCTTCTTCTTATTGTCAGTAATACCTAATGTAGTAGTCTCGATCCTATCTAATTGTTGATCGCTGCCTGTGAAAATTCCGGATAACATCATCGGGGATATTTTTAATATCAAAATCAAAATCTCTTAGGTTCTCTAAAATAGTTAAATCGATTTGTTTATTTGCTTCATCTTCATATGGTAAACCGTAATGATGTATTATAAAAAGTTTGAAGGTCAAAGTTTGCAAAGCTATCACTAAAATCTTGTACAATCTTTTCGATAGTAGTTAGTGGACTGTAAAGACGTGATATATGAAAGCCTGCATAGTCTGTTACTTCGGGGCGTGTCGCAATCCAACGACCATTAGCTACGGCAGTATGTCGTTGTGCTTCAGTGAATGGTTTATCACACTTAGGACAATGCAGTTTTGCACCCTTCGATACTGCAATCTTCTTACCGTTCTTAGGATCTACAGTCCAGGTGAATCTAACGTTAGCCCATACAATTTCATGTTCATGATTACAGTGCGGACACGGTACAAAATACTTACGCTGATCACTCTTAGACCATTCAACCATTACGGGATCTGTTGGATGTACTGGCGTTGATGCACTCATAATCAGACTATCGGCAAACGAAGCTGCACGCTGGTTAGCCAGTGCAATCGGATCACCTTCTTCAGTTTCTACTGCACCTGATATCTCATCGAGGAATAGATACTTTGTAGTGACACTACGTAGTGTAGCTGGTGCACCCAACGAGGCAAAGTAAATCATAGTACCATCTTTCATCTCGATCTGGTTCTGGTCGTTCACGGCGTTCTTATCGGTCTTGCGTGTCACTAAGTTTTCCAGTACAGAACACTGTTTGATACCTTGTTCAAATACACCCGTTTTATATTTCTTCTTCATCTCACCAGTGATTGAAGCATGTAACATATTCGATGGGTTATTCTGCATCAGATAGTAAGATGCATATGTCAGTATTGATGTCTTGAGGATCTGAGCACTAGAAACAAATACAGTTTTACGAATGCTTGGATTTACAATTATATCGAGGGGTTCACGCTGAAAGGGAAACAAACGTACAGGGCTACCATTCATTGGCCCCGACACGAATTTAATATTCTCTTCGGTCCATTCACTTGGAAGGATCTTGCGAGGTGGAATTATCGCCTGATTCGCCTGATTGAATATCTTCGTTAGTTTCGTTGTTAAATCGTTCTTCATATTTGAAATCACCTAGTTCTAATAATTTATCATCTATATATTCTTGTAGTTTGTTTTTAATAGCCATGCCATCGTCGCCAACCTTTGATAGTTCCATATATGCCTGTACTGGTAGAGTACGGAATGATTGACGTATACGTGAACAATATGCAGCCAGTTCATCAGCTACTTCATTTACATAAACTACTTCACCAATGGTCAGTTTAGTTTCAATTTCTTGTTGGTCCGCACGGGCTTTAGTGAGTCGGATTTCTTCGCGTAGTTTTTCACTTTTCAGTGCTGGGTCACTCTTACGCAGTGGTGTAATTTTATTCTCAACTACCCACTTAAAAACATCGGCATCTGGTGCGGATAGGTCTAATCCTTCCGTTTGCCAACGACTAATAACAGACATGTCATATCCATATATCAGTACTAAATCTTTTAACATCATGATAGTTTTTACCTTTTAATTGTTTGTTAAACTTTGATTATTTTTTATATAAAAAAAAGAGATCGCGGCGGAAACTCGTATTTATTTAGTCTTCCTAAAGGAACCTATAGATTCAAAGAATATGACTGTGGTATATTTAATGCAAACAACAAAGAAGGTTTAGCATGAACAATAATCTTATCCAGACTATTATCCGTGAATGCTATAGAATCGAAGAAGATGCATTATTTTCTTCAAAATCACATTATAATGTCTCTGATAGATGGGATAAATTGAATATGTGGTTTGGAGTGCCTTTAGCTATACTAACGGCATTAAGTGGAGTTGCTGCGATAAAAAGCTCTACCAACGCAGTAATTTTAATTTCTATAGTTTCCACAACTCTAACTGCTTTAAATACCTCATTAAATCCTAGCAAACGTGCGGCTCTTCATAAATCATCCGCCAATGAATATAATAAGTTAAAAAATGAAGTTAGAATTTTTAGAGAGCTATTAATTTCTAATTATGATTTCACTGATGATGATACTAATATTGATCAAGTATTAGTTGAAAAACTCACTATATATTCTGATCGACGTAATCAGCTTAATGCAAGCTCTCCAAATATTCCGCGATGGGCTTACAAAAAAACGCAACATGACGTTAATCAAGGCTTCACTAATTATAATATTGACAAGGAGAAATCATGACTGTCAGTACACATTTAGAATCAATTAAAAATAAAGCATATCAAAAAGATATTACAATAACTAATTCAATCAACACGATAAAAAGACGGCTGGACTATTTCTTCTCAAGTGAAATAAAAGAACATTTTGTTTTTGGCTCATATTCAAGAAATACGATGTTACCAAGAAGTTATGATCGTTTTTCTGATGTTGATTATATGATTGTATTTAAAAATGTAATACATCAGCCACAAACTTATCTCAACAAATTAAAAAAGTTTGTAAACTTTTATTATAGCACATCAGAAATCAAACAAAGTCACCCTACAATTCAGTTAAATTTAAATCATATTACTTTTGAACTTGTCCCCGCTTCACATAGTATTTTTTATGGTTATCAAATCCCTTCAAAAGATGACTTATTAGGACGTTGGATGCAAACAGATCCTTTAGACTTTAACATGCAATTAACCAACTGCAATAAAAACAACAAATCATTGATTAAACCTCTTATTAGAATCATGAAATATTGGAATGCTAACTCTGGTTACGTATTTGAATCATATCAATTAGAAAAGAAAATTGTTTCATTTAATTATTTCTGGTGTTCAACACTTAAAGAATATTTTTACTCTGCTGTAGAGCAACTTTCAGCACCATATGAATTTGCTTACTGGAAAAAGCTAAAGATACAAAAACTTAAAGATTCCGTAAAGCTAGCAAAATATTACGAAACGATAGACTGTCCTTTGTCTGCTGAAAAAGAAATAAAAAGTATCTTACCAGAGATATAACCTTCTAATAAATTATTATCGATTGTTTGCAATAAGTGAAGCTCATCATTCACATATATACAAACAATCGATTTTTATTATTTTGGTATTGATTATAAAATTAACAATACGAACAAGTCCAACTAGCCAACCGCCAACTCACTTGATTTATTAAAATTAACATTAATTGCACTCTCTCATCTTTTATTGTGATTAGCTCTTTTTAATTAGTTCTCTTAAATCTTCTATTGAACGTACATCCATACCAATATGTATCATTACATGACAATTTGCACATAATGGGATAAGATCCTTTACCGGATCAACTTTATATCGTTTAGCAATCTTATGTAAAGGTTTTATATGGTGAACTTGAATATAGTTTTTGCCTAACTTTCCATATGTTTTTTCAAAATTAAAACCACACACCTGACATGTATAACCATGAGCTTCTATACAAGCTTGTCTTGCTTTAGGATCACGTTCATAGTAGGTTATTCGCCTTTCTTGTTGTTCACCTTCATAATACTCCTTATCCACATTAGGCGTATATGAATAGTATTCTTCATCAGTAGCGTACCAATCACCATTGATTTTCGTTAGATATTTACGCACTATCTTTTTTTCAAAATCTTTGATTTTAGCTGCACCGCTTGATGTTTTTCTTTCGTCTCTTACTTGGCAAAACGTATATAAGTTATAACCTTCATACAAAATTTTGTTTATATGCTCAATCGATTGACTATATCCGCTTTTTTTGCGTCCTTGTTCGTTTTCCTTCCACTTATGTGATAAAATCAAGACGCTTTTACCATCAATAGATTTGAGATCTTCCCATGCACCAAATATAATTCTTTTGTTCGTTTCATCAATAAACGACCAACTCCAACTATAATTTTTACATGTTGCACCTAATGAACGTAGAAACTCAGTTCTGGACATATTACATTCATCCTCTAACACTTCCTTTCATATATAATCATACTACATTTCGAAATATATTTCATACTAAAAAGATGATCCTTGCCATAAGAGATTAACTTAATAAAATCTATATTTTCTAAATATCGATTGCGATTTTTACATCTTCCCATTACCCTGGTGTTGATATTTTGGTATACTATATCATCTAGTAAAGTTAGGGTTAACATTTATCCCCAACATAATAACAACCCACTAATGAAAAGTATATTTTTGATGTGATTTATCAATAATGTAGGAGTAACATCATGAAAAAATTAATCATTGCCTCTATCTTAGCTGCTTCTTGCAATGCTAATGCAGCATCACGTGAGCTTCTTAATATGGTAGATCCGATTGAAAATTATTTAATCATAAATGGTAAAGCCTCTGGTAAGGAGGCACATTATACCGCTTACCGTTTAGCAGATGAATTAGCCTCGGTTTTCGATAAGAATATGGTCGAAGTATTAAACGAAGGAATAAATTGTAGTACAATTGTACAAAACATAAGCCCCCTCCCAGTACATATGTTTCCTGTTGATGACAATAATAAAGTAGCTAAAATTAATCGTAAAAAGATTGAAAAAGCAATTATCCACTATGTAGAAACTAGATGTCAGGAATTATCAGAGTAAAATGTCACATTCATAAATTACATTTATTACATATGACTACGATTACAACAAATATCATTCACAGGTACATAATGAAATCATTACTATTAAAATACGAAAAAGTGCTAATTGATATTTCAGCAGTTGCTTCGGTAGCTATCATCGGTACTTATTATGAGTCAGATCACCCTTCTGCCTTACATGAAGTTTTTTCTGTAATATCAGTTGGCGTTTTGTTCTACGCTGCAAAACGTTATATATCACCAGTTATTTCAAAATATACCCCATGGAAAAAATAATTTATTTTCGACTAATGGTAATTAATTAAATTATAGATTTCTTAAACTATTGATTGTACAAGTTGTGCAATCAATAGTAATACTCGATTTACTCCTTAGCACGCTGGACATGTTCTTAACTTCAAAAGCTCGTAGTGTAAAGCGAATTATATATTTAAAACCACTACATGTTATTAAAGCACAGGGCTATAAATTTACATGTCCATTTGATCTCATTATCATTCTGCTTTTTTGTCAGATATAGATAGTAGTCGTTTCATACGACCTTTAAGTTTCAATACTTCATAGTGTTCGATGATTTCATACAGCCACTGACTATGGTCTTCATCACTTACTTTTTTAGTTTCGGGACGTTCGATATCATCAAGGGTATCATTATAGATAATATAGTAATTGAAACCGTCGAATTGAACTTGTGCAAGGAGTGTTTCGCCGTCGAGGATACCAGATGGTTCATTTAGGTCAGGTGCTAGTGCAAGGCTCATACCTTCGGTGATTTTTAATAGTTCTTCTTTAGTCATAATATTTTCCTTCTAAATTGATTAATTTAACTATTTTGATTGTAGTGTCGAAATCGTACATTTTTGTACTGTCTATTGCCATGTATACCCAAAAATCCATCTTTGATAGATTGCTTAGAGTATACAGTTTGCCGCATTTGATTTTTAAAATAATTAGAATTCTTCATCATAAATGTTTATAGACTTCATAATATAATCTATTTCCTCATCAGTTAAGCAACATTCTACGAGTGATTCTAGTATCATCACTTCGTAATCTGTCATCTGATTATATTTATCATAGATTAACTTCATTTCTTCGATCACATCGGCATACATACTTTCAAAGGTAGTATCATACCCTACATTACCTTTATGTATGCGTATATGTTGATAATAAACTACTGTATCGTCATTACCGAATAGTGATATCATTAATCCATTATCATATTTGATTTGAGTGAATAGATGTGTTTTTTTGATTTTCATTTTTTTGTTTCTCCTGTTTAGTACAAGAGTATTTAGTACTGGGCAATTAAAAACACCCTATAATGATTTATATTGAAAAAAGTAATTTCGTTGAAAATTGACGAAAATAACACAATATATTGCATGCACTGAATCATAGTACATACTATATATTGTGTCTAAAATTCGACAAGGTACTAGCTCTATAGAATTACATCGAAATCATATAAATGACGTAACCATCCTCTAAAACTTTCTGGTAACGTTGGTATTCACTAAGTGCTTTGATGTCTTCAATTTCATATCTGCGAAATGGTGTAGGTAATCAGTGCAACCACGATAGACTAATACAGTTAGGTACAGTTTCTACTTCATATAGATAGAATGTATTCTTTGCACGGTGTTTATATATCATTTCATTTCTCCATGAAAAAAGGCGTCCACCATCGGACACCTTCGTGAATTAGAGCGGCATACGTGGATCGAACACGCCTGAAATTGGTCGGAAATCAATTTCTGTCTCCAGAACATACCGCTGAGTATTAACTGCATTACATATCTATTTATCAATCTATCTTAACGTTATTAATCAGTGATAATGTGTATCCCTGTACTCGAAGAACAAGGATACTGTTTGATATTTCAATAATTAGTACCGTCATAATCAACTATTACACTTTCACATAATATATTAGTACCATTCCATTGATCACTATATATTGATGTATCTACTCCTACACCAGGTTGCATTACGATTCCAGTTTCATTAGTAAATTTGTATAGCTTACTATTTATTGTGCTTTCTCGTTGATAACAAGTATTACCAGAATATTTAAATCCTGCCGATGTTTGGGGAATCAACCAAACGCCTTTACTTGAATAACATGATGCAGCATCTATTATACTGTACTCAAACTCACTACCCGTATAACGTCCTGAAACGCTAGATGACGTTTTAATTTTACCAAATGGTGGATTACCATAAGCTACTTTATAATTTCGTTGTGGAGTGTATGATAGAGCATCAGTACAGATCCATTCGGCTTGCGGTAGTAGTCTCTTCCCGATCAATGCGTAATCTTCATTCAGTTCTATACATGTAATGTGTTTTGGCTTATTGCGTATGTACTGACAGTATGACAATCTTCCGTATACCTGCACAAAGTTCAATGCAACTGGTAGTACAACCAGCATCTAAAATAAAATCGTATGCTAAACCACGGGGAGTAAAGAAAGCACCAGTAATACCTACACCATCACCTTTATAGTTTTCGAATATGAATTCAATTTCATCATGTGATAGCGTTTTGTCACTGTGCACTAAATCCATTACCTTGCTGTGTTGTATAGATTCTTTTTTTGTTATTTTTGCCATAATGAATTCCTTTCTGTATGCGTCTGTAACGCGTTTATTGTGCAACCTCTATAGTAGTTTTGTTCTATATCATATAGTACATCTATGATAGTGAAAGCTATGTGTATAAAATCTTCAGTACTGTATTCTTTCATATCACGTATCGTACATATAATTTGGTTCAATCTATTGATTTCTTTAGTAATTGTAATGAAGTACCTTATATCTGGACAATCCATCTGAGGTACTATACGGCGATTAGGTACATCACCCACTAATGTGATTGCACCATATGGAAGAACAATTTTATACCCCATACATTTTCCTTTATCGTTATGTGTGGGGTATTTATTTTAGAAAATCCTGTCAAAGTTATAGCGGGATAGTTCGGCAATAAACCAGTTTTCATAGTGAGCGGGATAGCATTCGGTATTACCATCTGGCATTACTTCTTTCGTTAGATTTGCACAATAATCTCTGTTTTGTTTATGTATCTTAGTTTCAATTGCACGGTATCCAGTATTTTTATTGTACTGCTTGTAAAGTTGCCAGTCTTCGAATTCAAACTGTGTATTATGATTAATCAATTCATTACAACGGCGTACCATATCATTAGTATAGCCTAGTTTGATAAATGTATTACCTGTGGCGATGTGACGTATTTTTGTGATATAGATAAATTGTTCCATTTTAATATTCATTATAGTGTAGTTGGAGTTTTTACAACATCAGACATACGTTTTTCATTGTCGTCTAAAGATTTCAGTACATATACGAGATTCTCATAGTGGCTGTACTTTGTATCGTTTAGTTGTTTTACTTCTTTAATGATGTTTTTTAGTTCTGTTTCTGTCATTTTAGATTTCCTTTTTGTATAAAGTGTAGATTGTAAGTAGATGATAACTATTCTCATGTCACACAAAAAACATATTATTTTCTATATATAAGATACTTTTTTGTGTGACAAACTCATCTATCAAGCCCTTAGAGCAATGAAACGCTCTTTCAGTGATAAAATACTTTGTTGTGCTTTCTCCTTCTCTGTTTCGGTAACTTCTGGAACATGGATTACAAATCCAGTCAGGTTAGTAAATTTTACGGGATAGACGTTGTAGCGGTCTGTTTTACGAATCTGCATCAATGATTTGATCATCTCGCTACTGTCTTCGGTTACACGTTTTTGGATACGTTCCCCCAGTGTGATATGCTTATTGATTACTCTTACTTCACAATTTGTCTTCACTTGCAAACGCCCCCCCTTCCATTCGATCATCCTTGACCATTCGCGGTTGGCCCTCATTAATTTTTCATCCCCCTGAAAGAATTCACGTAGTGTCTGAGTGAGTACCATATTTGACATGATATAGGTATCTACTGGCGTTAGTTCATCATTTGGACACTCGGCGGCAATGTAATAAAGTAATTGATTACGAACACCCCCATCAATATCAACATAGTGATAGTCTGACCAAATCTTATTGATAAAGTCTTTATCTTTAATAACGCCATCAACCACAAGCGGTATTTGTTCTCTCTTTAGTCCTTTCTTCAATAGCTTAGTAATACTTTCAACTACATAATCATATTCATCATCCCCGGCATATGTAAACTCATTAGTACAAAAACTTTCGGTAATAGATTTTATACGTTCGATACGTTCTACTGCCCTACGTTCCTTTGATACCTTCTTACCCTCTTTGATGATTTCTGCCATCACCTGATCCCCTTCGATGTAAAGTACCGGATTAGTACAGAAGTCTAACGCCATCATTTTAGATTCGAATAGTACAGGATCACTTTGTACCTGTAATTTTCGTGCATTATAGTATTTTGCATCAATCGCCACTAAATCAACTACAAAACAACCACTTTCTTTATTGAATCTAATATAACTTCCTTTAGCTTCATCATGAAATGTAGTGCGGAGATAATCACGAAAACTATCATCATGTGAATCATTATTATAAAAGGTATTGAGTGTTTCACAAAATGCAATAGTTTCTCGCGTAAAAGTAACTACGTCAAAATCGGCGATTTCTTTTACTGGAGAATTGGGAATAAAGTAATGTACATGTTTTAGATCCGACACTTCACGAAAACGATTCGAAAACTGTTCTATTACATCTGGATCTGTATGACCATATATAATTACATCTACTTCATCTACTTTATCTTCGATACTCAATCCTTCACGGATCGAGTTAGTACCAAAGATTATATCCCACTTGTTCCCCATCAAACGCGATGCATAAAGTTCCAATACATCTTCATTAGCTTTCTCGTCGGCATTCACTACTAACGCACGCTCACCGTAGCGGCTGGCTAACTGATCACATAACTCTTTTTCATTGAGTAGAACGAGTGTTTTGCGTTTGCCTCTACGAGCCTGTATAAACGCTTCTAACGCAGCTAAACCATTTTTGGTATAAACGTATATATCTATAAGTTTAGTAGCTTGCTGAGGCTTATAGATACTGTACGATCGGTCTATGGGGAAGCTCGTAATAAAATTTGGATCAATTGTACCTGACATAACAACAACCGACTTGAAATATTTGAAAATCTCAATCAATTCACGAATTGCACCAGGTTTATAATTGAAGTCCATATATAGACCATGACTTTCATCAACTACCAAAGTACAAAGTGCGTATTTCATCGGATCGGCTTTTACCTTTGCCACCATCGCTTGCCATGTAAAAATATTAGTTGCCCCTTTGTCAATCTCGGATTGCTTGATACTGATAAGTGGTGCCGTAATATACACATTTGGCTTATTAACAAAGTACGTAGTTTTACCTACGCCAACGGACGCCGCCAATAAAGTTACACCAGATTTAAAATCTAAGTGTTTCTCAACTTTGTTTAAACGTTCGGTACTACTTAGTGTAAATGACTTATCAAATTTTTTCATCTTCTCTATTCCTTGAAAATAATGTACTAATTCCTTCAGTACATCACTATACTTTTTACGATAGTATCAAACGTTATTTCTATTAACCAAGCATTACAAATTTGTTTATAATGTATTGTACTGCTTCTGCCGTAGTTTTTGCTTTACCTTCGGCGATCAATTTTGCGATTGCATTGTGTTGTACTTCGTTGATACGAGCGGTAACTTTAAATTCTTTTTTCATAATTTGTCTTCCTTTTATTTGTCGTCTTTTTTTACTTATTTTTCACCAAAAGATACCCCCTAATGTCAAAGGGGGTAATATCAAGGAGAATATAAATTAACTACGATAATCATTATATTACATGTTTTCTCTTTGTCCCATAATGATTTCTTTTTACATATTTATTTATCATTTCCGATTGGCAAAGAACTGCTATTAGAGTGTTTTTTAGAAGAAATGGCACTTTTTGTTAAAGATGTCAGTACTAATGCAAGATATATCAGAAACATTAAAAACAGCACTTTGATAAAACCGGTAACAAGAACTGCAACACCTACCAACACCACCGCCGCCGTAAAGATCCAATCAATCATAGTAACTTCTCCTTTTTGTTATTGTATTTAGTACAAATAAAAAAAACCCCATAAGCGACATCACCTTATGGGGTTAACTTATTTGGCATAATAATATTTACACGCTATTAATCACAACTAACAAATGATCAATTGCCTCAATAATTATCGAATAAATTCATTACTTTTCTCAACTATTATTTGTTAAAACTTAATTATATTAATCATATTGCTTAATTAA